CCATATCTATTTTAGGAAGAAGGTACCCCATGAGTCCAGCACCACCAGACGGTTTATTCGGATACAACTTATTCAGAGCATCCGTCACGTCGCTGGGGCCGTATTCATTATAAATAGTGGGAGACTGATAATTTTCAAGAATAGATTTTCCATATTCTTCTGCTGTTGGTATTTTGCTTCTGAATGAAAGTCCTCCAATCATACCATTGGCTGGAGAATTTTTGAACAAATTGGAAAGAGAACCAGTAACAAGATTAGCACCATTTTCATAATATGCAGGAGATTCAGAAACAAGAAGATTCATAACAGTTCTGAACTGAGACATCATTGGGTTGTTTTCATCCATCCCAGCGTTGACAAGTTTATCAAAAAGATTTAATACACTCTTTGAGAAAGCATCTGTCGACAATGAATTTTCTCGCTGTCGGTTAAGCCATCCTGAAAGTAAAATTTGTTGATCTGTTCCGGCTATCGTTTCTGCACTAAATCCAGTAGCACTCATCAATACTTTTTCAAAATCGGATAAATCTTTTTTTGTTTTAGTACCGTATTTATCCATCATCTTCAACAATTCTTGTACTGAAAAATCCCACCAGTGAAAGCCAGCCTTTCTCATATCAGTCAATATTTTATTTGCTTCTTCGGTAAAGTCTTTTTTAGTCTCCGTAGTCCAGCTTTCGTTCCCTTCCGCATTTTTGAATTGATCTGCCCAATAAGTATCAAACCATTTCGTGATGAATGATGAACCGGGGAGTTCCAATCCCTTTAAGCCAGATATTTGTAGGCGACGCTGAAGATATGTTTCCCATGTTTCCCTATTTTCCATTGATTCCGCTGTTTTTGGTGGAGTGTTATCCATCGATGTCGCCGCAGCACCAAGCCTTTTACCTTCAGCGGAAAGTGCTAATTTTTCTTCTATTTTTTTCTGTATTTGTTGCTCTAAAATATTGAGGTCAAGTTCGTTTACCTTTGTATTATAAACAGGATTCCATGAATATCCTGTAACTTCACCATAATTAGGCATCCATGGCCTATTTTCAATAGTAGGACTTTTATTAAAAAGATTGTATTTATACCCAGTTCCGAGGAAAGTTCCTGCCGATTCATCTGCCGCATTTTGTTTCTTCAGCGCATCGAGTGCAGCAAGTATTTCTTGTGGATCTCCTTCGCCAGTTTTTATAAATGTCATTATATCGTGTTCGCGTGAAACGGTAAGTGCCCATGCATTGAATTCGTCAAGCATTTCCTTGAGCATATTCTGCCAAGAGCTCGTCATTCTAACAAGATTATTGCTCCAGTCATTATCAAGAAAATCATTGAAAGTATTTGCAACCACACCAAGGAATAATGGGCCAGTTCCAGTCGCCATATCAGAGAGAAGAACTTCCCATTCTCCTTTTGCAATATTTAATTTCCCCTTGTAAGTTTGTTCAACCTGAGAAAGCATCCCACTAAACATACCACCTTTTTCAGTCAAGATATCGATTGCTTTATTTACATCTTCAATTCCTATTTTCCCTTGTCTTGTCATAGAGACAATGTTTGCAGTATTTGTATTTAGTGCTTGTGCAAGTGCTTCATAAATAGGGATACCATCCCTGACCATTTGAATAAGATTACGTGCCTGCACATTCCCCATGGCAAACATTTCACCATATGATTTTGCGACGAGCGCCAATTTATTATTATCGCCCATCGCCATATCGCCAAGTTTCTGCAATATCGTCATCACATCTTCAGCAGCGACGCCAAACGCCTTCAATTCGAGTGCGGCTGTTTGTGAAGACGAAAAAGTATAAGGAGTCCTCACGGCGAATCCATATATCTTGTCGAACATTGATGCGCCCTGTTCCATGTCTCCAATAAGGACTCCCCATTGGATTCGGGCCATTTCAAAAGTACCCGCTAAATCAATACTCTGCTTAGCAAGATTTATCATTTCCTGCGCAATCTGACGAGTAACCTGAATTGCTGCCCCTATACCTACTGAATAGCCAGCAACTCGAAGAGCGAGTTCTCCGAATGACATTCCGCTTTCTTTATTGGTGGCAATATTTCCAGCTGTTGCTGAACTTAGATTTTTTGTTGTTGAGCTAAGATTATTCAATGACTGGTTGAGGTCATAGACGCCAATACCATTTTCTTTTGTGGAAAGATTTAAGAGTTGTATCTGTTGAGTAAGTTGTTGAGTGGCAATAGAAGCCTGTTGGGAAATGGAAGTTACTTGTTGCAATATTGCCGTGAGTTCATTCCCGCCAGTATTGGTAAATTTTACATCAAGCCGACTATCCATTTTTATTCCTTTCCTTTTCCTTCTGCTCTTCTTTCCTCTTCTCTTCCTGCCACGCCAATAATGTATTGTTCATTGCCATAATCGCTTGAGTTTCCCATGCTGAAAACTCATAGCTGGTAATCGTTTCATAGTCCAGAATGTCTCTCCAGCCTATTTTGATTCCAGAAAGCCCCTCATGGATACCATTTCTGATATCCCAAAAAATTGACCAAAGATATTCCCATCCTTCAGGAGGCTTGCTTTCATCAAGCCGTGGACTATGCCTACCAAAATCACGCTCAATCGCTTCAAGTTCTTCCCGCAAAGTAGGTCTTCCATCGTCCTTTGCGGGAATATTTAACTCACACCATGCCCTAACCGAATTGCACAGATCGGTCAGGGCTTCTGAAAATAATTCCTTCGATTCGTGATGATTCCTGAAACGAAATTGGCAAGATACTTTTTATCCATGTATTCTCTTTTTGCCGCATCCTGCGAGAAAGGAAGTTCCTTGCCATCCTTGCCGAGACCTTTCCATCCGAGCGTCGCACGGGAAAGGATTTCGCACGTATCTTCATAGCTGATTCCAGTTTTTCCATGCGCCTTATTGCGTTTTTCAACTTCCTCAATGGCTTTTTCATAGACTTTAGAATCAGCTCCGAGAAGTGTGAAAAATACACCAGTTGAAGTCCCATCCACTGGATCAGGGACTTCAACCTCAATACCTTTTTCGGAAAGAGTGTTAGAATCAAATCTTGAAATGTCGTACATTCTATGACCTCCTTATTCTTTAGAAACTCATGCGAGTTTCCATATTCTCATGCAATTCACGCTTGTCGAGCTGTCTTTCTGTGCCGTGAATGGAATCTGCTGCGTGATATTGTCGGAAGCTTTCGAGAGAGTTTCTGGATTGAGCACGAGCTTCGGCATATCGAAGACATACCCATAACTTCCGCTCGAATCCATAGCTTGCGCACAAAGCGCAAGGCTGGTACCAGCACGAATCTTTGTAATAAACGAGGAGTCCTGAAGATACATGGTAAGGTTTCCCGTTACCTTGATCTGCCCGACACCCATTGCCGTAGGATTCTCAAGCCCCGCGGAGAAAAGTGCGGTACGCCCGCCATCAAATGTTATATTCCCGTCTCGCATATAAGCGATAGGAACTCCATCCAGCATGAAGACGTTTCCGCTTGCGCTTGTCTTGATAGGAGCATTCGTTGTCGCTGCTACATAGCTTCCTGCATAGGCAGAAGCCGCCGGGCCGACAAGCGATTTCGCGATCATATCGAAGTTGCAGGTAATGAGTTGATCGAGAGTAAAACTAAGGTTCATGCTTTTGACTATCGCGCCAAGAAGTTCCTGATAGACTGCTATATCGGTTTCAGCTTCCTCGATAGCCATCGATTTCTCAGTAGTCCCGACCACAAGATATCCCATTTTCTGCACTGAAACTCCTGTTTGACTAGTACAGGCAGCGAGCGTTGAAGCTCCGCTTTCGGGATCAATAGCGCCCGCGAACGTCAGAACTCCAGTCGCCGATGCAGAAACTCTCTTGAATCCATTGTTCGCGGTATATGGGCTAGTGAATCCTGAAATTTTCACCCAGTCTCCGGCATAAATTCCTGTAGCTATTCCTGTTGCGCTGATGGTGTTCGTACTTCCAGCGACTACAGTTGCGGAAAGTCCCGTGATTGCGCTTGCAGCGGCAGCGAAGGCGTTCATGAAAAGCGAAGCCAGATAGTCTTCATGCGCGCCATAAATGAGATTTCCGCTCAATCCGAAAGTATTATTTTTGTTGCCAAATTGTATTGGACTTGGCGAACGGTCAGCCGTAGCTTCCTGCGACTCAATGGTCGTCCGTGCCTGTTTAATTCCTGCACTCGCCATAAGAAGTCGATCTTTCGTAAAGGCAGTTCCGGAAGGAGTACCGAGCGAAGACTCGGTAACGTGTGAGACCTGCCATAAAGAGCCACTTGCCCTTGCCATAATGTTCCTCCTGCCCTAATGGGCATTCAATCGATATTGAAAAGGCGTCTCTATAGCCGCCTCAATTCACGACATATGCAGAAAAATAGACTCGTATCGCAATCACGAAATCGCTTGTTTCTATATCCTGCAATCCTTCAGTACGTCCACATGAACTTATGAAAACAGATTGTCCATTATAGTAAAGATAACTGTTTGCCTTGAAACAATCCTGAATCCGTTGAGCTTCCGTTGAAGCCTGAAAATCTCCTTTTGTCCTCGGTTCGGCGACATTTATCTGGAAAAATCCGGTAAAATGTATCATCGCTCCAAGTCCTGCGCCATCAGTCTTCGGATTATCGTTCGGTACGAAGAAAACACGATACCAAAGATGATCCGTCGGCTTCACAACTTCAACTTGAGAAGCATCCAGCTTCTTGTTGTTCTCATACCATGTATAGGCATCGGGGAGCGCCGCTCCAGGACTTGCTGAAATAGCCCGCGAGAGCAAACAATTTTTTACGTCAAGTTCGCTCATCCATTCATCTCCGATAGCGTTACTCCGACCATCCCATGGGGGGCCAGTTTTGAATATCCATTCTGCGAAAATTTTACCCATCTGGGGCCAGCAATACCATGCTTACTCTTCCCTCTGGGAATATATGTCCCTCGCAGTGGGGGGTTCGGATAAAGCCCGAATTCAAGAACAACTGCCTGTGGCGTATTATTCGTCAAATAAAAATCTTCTTTCAAAACATCCCAATTTTTTATCTTCTCTTCTACGGCAGCCTTCGTCGCACTTCCAGAAGGGTCTGCACTTCCAGTCGTATCCTCGGAAGGAGCTCCAATATTTCCCATCCAGTTTGCTTTCGTAACTCCAGTATCTACAGGAGTCTTATCGATTATTTTATTTGATACTTCTGAGGCTATTTCACGTGCGAATTGGCGTGCATTATCGAGTATTTGTATGCAGTTTTGTTCAATACCTACAACAAATTCTAAATTTTCTGCCATTTTATGCCCTAGCCTGTATGATGTAGTATACAACTTGCGGCCCAGGTTGAAAAGGTGACACATTCACTATCTTCAACGTCGTTCTTCCAATCGTAAATGTTTTATCGACAGACGGTTTCGTAATTTTATTACCATCAGAATCGAATATAGAAAGCATGAATTTTCTGTCTCCACGCAGAATAAGCGTACCGTCGATATCCTTCTCAGAATATTCGAGTTCAAGTGCATACACATTGATTGTCGTCGAGGCAGTTGCGGGGTCTACATAAACGGTCGTACCATCTTTCGTCCATGATTCCTGCCCGGTAATCGGATTATTGTAATAAGACCATCCTGTAGAATCCCCAGGAATGGTGAAAACAAGCTGTTTCCCGCCATTTCGGATATCCTGCAACTCATCGAGTCTGTTTGCCTGATATCCTATAATTTCTCCATCAAGAAATAATTGCTCTACTCTCCCGACGATATAATATTCCGTAAGGCCTGTCTGCTTGTTGACAGTGCTAAAAATTTCATTCTGTAGAGGGCCTCCATGATAATCAATGAGCATAAGATGTTTCATGAAGCTACGGTTATTGACGCTCACTGGAGAATCTGATGGTGTAAGTGGCGTTGATTTTTCTGGGGATATGCTGACTCTATATTTGAATGATACTGGTCCGTCTGAATCAAATGGTACTAAATCATTCGATGGCACAAGGTCTTCAGATGGATATAAACCACCAAGAGGATATCTTTCTATCGTGATGATAGTCGGGTCTTCTGCAATCATCTTGATGATTCCAGCCCGCGCCTGCGCCGCCTTATTCAAATATCTCCTCCCGCGATAATCGGTTTTCGTGTTCTGAAATATCTGCCCGTAGAGGAACCTGACTCCTCTGCGAGTTCCGTATTGAATTCAGCTATGAGCATCTGATAATATTCATAAGTATCTTTCAAGGTCGTATATTCGGTGGAATCCGCGCCTTTCGTGAGTCGTGCAATCTGTATTTCCTGCCCTAACGACGCCAATATCGCACGTATGACTTTTGGAGCGGAACCGGCAACGCCATATAGGTCAATGAGATTTTCGAGCCGATCGTCTGATATTCTCAAGATGCAGGGGTCATTCCATGCAGCCAAGTCGAAATCGTAGGTAACATATTCTCCTGAATCCTCTTTATAGTATGCGGTCTGGCGTGCTGGGGAAGACGGAAGAGCCGCCGTGTTCGCTACCGATAGAATATCGATGACGCCAGCGGGGTCTGAAACCTTGAGTCTCAATTCCTTTACATCACTCCAAGTCGCCATTATTTTCCTCCAAAAACGGCCCTATGAACAATCACAGGGCCGTCAGACTGAGCATCAACAGCCGTTCATCAGGACGGAAGCGCAATCTTTACAATCGCACCGGTTCCGGTCACGCTGCCATCGGCACTTGCGTTCCCAAAGAAGTCGGTGAGATATTCACCTTGAATCCGATACCACGCACGCTCTTCGGTGGACAATTGAAGTACTGAGCCACGTCCGGTTTCCATCGTGAGCGGCCGCTTGTTGAGCACGAACGCATAGGCCTGCGGAACGAAGAGATACGCATATCCCGCCGTAACGCCAGGGAAGCTCAACGTTTCCTTGTTCCATGTAAGCCCGTTGTTGAACCCACCGTCATACTCGATTATCTCGGCGACGGGGAGTGCCTGGCGGTTGTAGCCGCGGGCGCCAGCGGCACCGTTGATGTCGAGCTGTCCGTTGATGACACGCTCAAGTTGCCATGTATCGGCGGAGTTCACGAGAAGCGCCATGCGAGTAGGTGTAATTTTCTGACCACTTTGGGGATCGGTAAGCGCACGCAGTTTCTTGATGGCGTTCATCACGGTCTCATAGGTCTTCTCATCGAGAGTCAGCCCAGCGGTGGAAACCGCAGCCTGATAATGTTTTGGAGTCCCTGTTCCTGTATTGAACGCATAGGCAACGATCGCGCCGATAACAGCGGCATTGCGGGCATCGGCGTCGGCGCGGGCCACGGCGTCGCTGACTTTCTGCATCTCGAAGATCGAGTTGAAAAGCAGGTTCTTGAGGCTATCCTTCCAGCCGATTCCCTTGATACCGAGCGTTATGGAATCCGTATTTCCGAGACGCTGTTCGATGAGCGGAACGGAATCGTTGTTTCCATACATGGTTTCCATTTTCCCGACATAGGGGTAGAGATATTTGGGAGTCACGACTTCCGGGAAATCGAGATTTGTCAACTCGGTACAGATTTTTGACGTGAGATCAGGCATTTCCTGAAGCCTTCGGGTAATATCGATGAAATATTTGCCCAGCAACGCTTCAAGTTCTGAAGAAGACGGAGCGTTCGCCGCGTTTTTCTTGATATGCCCAATTTCATCCCAGAGTTTGAAATACCCCGCCGAATCGACCCATGAGTTGTTTTTCATGGGAACGATCATCGACTCTCCGAAGCACTCGGCCTTGAGAGCACTCAGGTTATCCTTGGCGCTTCCTTTGAAGATGTCGATCTTCGTCGCGTTCAGTTTCTTGACTCGCTCTTCGACGAGCGTTTCCTGATTTATAATCTTTACCATGTCATTACTCCTTAGGTGGCGTCAGTCGCGTTCTTCCAGAGGGAGGAAGAAGCCTCATACTTGAGGGCCTGGGTATCAGTCGGGGACGAAATGGAAACATCTGCGAGCCCGGCAAGCGTAAGAACGAGCTGAGGATACCTGAATTTCTCGAAGCGGATGACACCGGAAGCAAGAACTTTCGTGAGTATACCGACTTCGTAGTATCCAACAGTTTTCGTGTCGGAGAACGCGGAAGCGGCAGCCTTCCAATAGACTTTCTGGCCGAGCGTCGCAAACGTTTTTTCTCCCGTAACAAGGTCATCGGACTGAATTTCGATTCCCTCTTCGACATGAACGGTTCCATACGCGCCCGCCGCGATATCCTGGTCCGCGACACCGCATATGCCGTTCATGACAACGAACTGGTTGCGAACGATTGCCACCCCAGAGCCGTTATAGATAGGAACATGGTCATTCTTTTCTTTATCGACATATACTGTCATGTTCTACTCTCCTTAATAATCCATGATCCGTAGGCCAGATTTGACATCCGCGTTCTTCTTCGTGGATTCCTCGATGACGTTGAACGGCGAATCCTGATCCGCCATGCCAGCACGGATGTTCTTCATGATGTTGTCATCCGCAAGTGCCGTAATAGCCTGATTCAGTTTCTCACCGGACAAGTCCCGCGTAACCTTTTCCGCATACTCAAACGCGGGATTGGTTACATCCTTGTCGCCGACTTTCGCGCTTTCCGCGCCGAACGCCTTCACGAGCGCGTTTTTGCGCAGCACCGTCGCGTTCTGCTTCATCGCATCGGCGAGTTCCTGCACGACCGCAAGTGTATTCTCGACGCCGACAATTTTCTCGATGGCGTTGAGTTTCGTGAGCGCGGCGACATCAGCGTCAGTCTTGAGTTGTGACTCAAGCCCCATCGCCTTCGCTATTTCAGGGAGCGTAATGAGCGCGTTCTGCTTCATCGCAGGGAGCGCGCCGAGTATCGCTTCCTTCGTTACAATGGTTTCGTCTCCATCCATAGTATTTCCCTTTTTCTTTTTCTTGGAATCGATCTCTTTTATGAGATCGCTTGCCGTGTTGGAAACATCTTCAAGGCCTTGCGCACTTGCCCGCGACGCTACCGCACGCAGGCCGGAACGATAGACCATTTCGTTTTTCACAACAGGATACTTCCACCGAGCTTTCGTATCTTCGGTGGCGCTTTGATCTTCGACCATATGAACTTTTGCGTATGCTTTCCAGTCGTCTCCATTGGTTCCGAGCAGTTTGTTTTCGTCAGAGCTGGTGAATGACCAGGGAGAGGAATTGTCAATCTTCCCGGCGGCAATGAGAGACCGTACATAGGATACGCACGTCTTATTCAAAATCTGCCCTTCGGCATTTGTCTTCATGTCCATAGCCCCCGTCCCATAATCGACGGCATCGTTTCGTTCGCCTCCCATGGATTCCACGCAATACCACTGATGCGTACCATCGGGAAGCGTTTGCATCTCATCGCGGGTGGCCGATACGATTGAAAAATCGACCATATTGGCCTTGCATTCCTTGATGAACATGGTATTGTCGGTATTAGCACCTTTAGGAGGAACATATATTTTAAGCCAAACGGTTCCAGTTCCGTCACCATTCTTGTCAACTCGACCGCCGACATTTATAAAATCAGTTGGGCCACGGGCGCCCCATCGTGTTTCATGTCCGTCTTTCGAGCCTGGGATAGGAGCGCGATTGAGTTTATTGATATAGGAATCCCAGAATGACTCGATATAGGTATAGCCGTTCGCATAAGTGGGATATTCTATTTTTTCTATTTTATAGTAAGGATTTGAATCTCCAGCCTGAAATTCGGTGAGAACGTTCGATGGGACAAGTGTTGGGATAGTCGCGGGGTCTATGGTAAGTACGGAGTCATCCGAGCGCCGAAGATTGAACTTCCTCTGAGTAGGCATATTTTGACATATACTACTGTGATTTTAGAAAATCAAGTGGACTATGTATTATTTTTTATAACATCAGTTTCCCTTGTCGCGCTTCGATTTCCTTGTCGTCAAAGAGCTTGGGCTGGGCATAGGCAAGCCGTATTCTTTCGCAGGCTATGTCAAAATATTTCGGCTCAATTTCTATGCCTATAAACTTGCGGCCGAGATTTGCACAGGCGACACCGGTCGTGCCGGAACCCATAAAGGGGTCGAGAATAGTTTGAGCGTCGGGAATGAAAAAGAGACACCATTGCATAACTTTTAATGGTTTTTGAGTTGGATGACCGATTCTCTCTGCGTTGGTAGAGGCAATAGTACAATCTATCAATCTCGAATTCATGTCTATATTAGTCCACGCCAATTCGACATCTGCTATAGATGGGGCGCTATCTCTTTTATACCAGACTAACCAACCACGAGATACAGGAAGACTAAAATAATTTCCACCCCATATTATTATTTTATTCCCAAACGATAATATTTTTGTAATATCAGGTCTTTTTTTATCCCATTGCAAATCAGATTTATGTCCCCATTTGCCGCCACAAGCAAATATCCCATATGGCGGGTCTGTAACAACCGCATCTACCTTCCCAAGCGTCGACAGGATTTCCATGCAATCCCCGCAATATAACGTCGCATCGCCTATGTGCTCTATCTGCATCTCAACCTCGATAAACTCCAAGTCTGTGAACACAAGGCCCTTTCAGCAAAGGTTCTCCCATATGAACTGATCTGAACGATTGCGAAACGAACGAAATTTCATGTCCTTGCCATGGTTTTCCATGTTTCAGATGATAGTAAAACAGGACATATCCATTTTTATTATGCACACCATATGCTTCTGCTGCCTTGAGTATCGAGTCATACCGTGTGCCGTCAACCATGACGGGGACTGATTTTCTGCTCATACTAGGGCGGCTGGATTCGAACCAGCGATAACCAGAACCAAAATCTGGCGGCTTACCACTTGCCTACACCCTAAAATGGCCAGAGAAACCCGACCGCCCAGTTTTGCGCGCTACCACTCAACGTCTTGCGGGCCAAACCGGCCCACAGGTTTAGCATCCTGTGCTGGCCTCCGGTTCGCTGGAGTTAATGGGATTTGAACCCATAACCTTTGGCTTGCAATGCCAACGCTCTACCATTGCGCTATAACCCCTTAACTATTCTTTTCAATCACAATACTTCTCGCCACGCCCGGGGACATCGAAATATATCCCTTCTTACAGAGTGCTCTTAAATGACAATATGCTCCCTTCCTCGACATCTTGAAGTGATCTCCCACATCCTGAGATGACGGTGAATATCCTTTCTCCATGATGTATGATTTTAGATACACAAATATGTCATTCTGAATCGGTGTCAATGGTCTCATGTTCCTTCCTTTCAGGCTCATTTTCTATGGCGTTTAATAAAATATCGAGCATTTTCTCCTCTTTTACAATGATTTCACGCAATATATCGACATTTTCGTTCATACAGACCGCTCCATTATCTTCCTTGAAATATGGTACGTTTTACCACGAATCCGCATTTCTCCGTTGTGTTTCATGGCTTTCGCAAGATACCATAATGTGCTTATCCCAAGCTTATCGCACAATTCGCTTGCGGTGAATGGCCCATTTAATATTCCGTCTTTTCCAGTATAATAATATTCAGCGCACAGATGCGATATTCCTGTCGTTCCACCTCTATCGCAAGTCAATCTGTTCCAGAGTGGCCCCGGATTATTTTTGTCGCACGGTGCGATAGGCGGTTCCATACGTGTCGCGTCATATATCATCACTCTTCCCCTTCCACTCCATACTACACACATACTACGCAGTTGTCAAGTACTTGTTGTACCATTTACGTCATCCGCCGCGCTGCCGTCCGGTGGCGTCTCCTCTTTCGTCGCGGGCTGCATATCAGTCATGAACTCCTCGAATGTCGCTTCCGTCGCTTCGGGATAATTCGTTTTCCACAAATTCCATATCTGTTTCTTGGTCATCAGTTCTTTCCCGGCCACGACCGCCAGCCCCGATGCGAAATTCTTGAATATTTCCGATTTCACCTTTTCGCTTATGCCGTCCAGTCTATTCCATCCCATCTCGAACGCGCCTCTCGTACCCGTACCGCTTATGCCCAGCAGTTCGAGCGACGCCCTGAACAGTCGTTCGTAGGACGGCGTGATCTGCGTCCGCTTTATATCGACGAACCGTATCATGCTCTGTCGCTGGTCATCGACGCTCGCTTCGTTACCCGACGCCTGAAGTCCCCAGAATATCTCCGGCACGGTACCGCACTCGACGATCTTCCAATAGGTCGTCTTCATGGCCGCTTCATACGCATCCGTCGCGTTCTTCGCCGTCTCAAACTTCGTATCTTCCAAATCCTTGATATTGACCACGAAGTCTATGCTCCATGGGTCTATTTCTCCGATGTCGTTATATCCGTTATTATCGAGCCACTTGCCGAGATCATTCACTTCCTGGATCATCTTAGGCTTGAACTTCGTGAGTATCTCCGAACGAGCCAGGTCGATATCGTGATAGTTTTTCAAATCCGGCAGCATCCGTTCATAGTCGCTTATGCCGCGCTGGTTGTCCGGTTCGGCCATATTCGCAAACGATATCGGCAATATGCCGAGCACGTTCCGTATCGTCTTGTCCATGAGCGACGCCGCAAGCTCTCCAGCGCTCTCCCATTTTACCTCGATCTGCTGTGCCGTGAATTTCCGCTTCCTTCTTGCGAACGTCATCTGTGTATCACTCGTCGCTATCTTGAACTCTTCATCCGTATATATCGCCACCACTTCTTGTGTATCTGGAGATTTCACAATCGCGGTGATCGTGTCGTCCGGTATGAACTCCCATATGAGCCGGCCACCCTTCCGGTCATACTTCGGCCATATCCATACGGTGCCATCCCGTGGCACCATGATATGGAGCGCGGTCATTCGTCGTGCCATGCTCTTTACGATCGCGTCCAGCGTCTCCTGCGTCTTCTTATTATCCGCCTTCGGCGTCGGCAGTCCCATGAACATGACTGGGTGCGCGATCGGCGCATACGCGAGTGCCCCCGCAAGCTTCAGTCCCGCATAGGTATTATGGTACAACCCTTTCGTCAGTTCCGAGTTGCAGGTCATCTCCTCCGATATGTCATGCGGACTCGGCTGTCGCCTCGGCTGTTTCGTCACCGCATGCACTTCCTTATGCCCGCCAAACCACGAAAACACACCTCTTGCCATATATGGCCTCCATATCCATCATCCGCGTATTTGTCCGTTCGCCACCCGTCTCGCCCGCATCGCGTCCCGCTGCGCCTGGTCGAACACTCTTCCCGATCCCATGAGTAACGCGTACCCGTCGCTCATATTATCTACTTGGTCATCATGCTGTTTCCCCGTCCCGTCGAACCGCAGAAGCTCATCTATCCATGCGTCGTTCCACGCTCCCCGTTTGGCGTGCACGTGCCCAGGTGCGCTGAATATCGGTTCGAGCGGCGTCGCCCTCGCACCCTTGTCGCCATGCTCCTGAACCGGCATCCATGCCAATGACGGAAGCGCGCTCATGAGGTACATGTACGCATCCTTAGAATCCAGCGAACTCGCTACCGCCTGCCGGACATACGGCCCGTCGATCATCGCCGTCGTCTGTATCATCGCGTCCCGCTTAAGCGCGCCCTCCCGCGTCCGCTGCACGTCATCGATATACATGTGCGGCACGGGGTCGCCCGCTCTACGTTCGAACGCGATTTTCGTTCCACTTGTCCAGTCGGGATCGTCGCCCGCGCGCTGTTTCGCCGTATGCGCCAGATCCCACATCCTCGCCCACTGCATCCCTCGGATATCCGGCGTCACCTCATAGTAATCGATCGTCGAGATATCGAACCGGCCGCCTGTTCTCGGAAGCGGGTTGCAATCCATAAGCGCGGACGCTGAATACTTACCCAACGTCGCGTACTGCTCCTCGTACCATCGCTTGCCGAGTCGCTCCTCAAACAAATACTCGCCTTTATACTGCTCGTCATCCGGATGTTGCTCTTTCCAGTCACTCGCCCTCGCGGGGAACGACAGTATCTCGAACTGCGGGAAGTTCGGGTCATCCTTCATCGCGGCGCGTATACGCCCGTTGATATCGTCCACGTGCCATTGCGTCGCAAGCACGATCGTGATCGACACCGGAGCCCGGCGCGTCATGAAATCATTGGTGAACGCTCCCCACGTTGCGTTGCGGTATGCGAGCGATTCCGCATCCGCACGACCAGCGCAGTAATCGTCAAGGATTCCGAGATGGTATCCTTTTGAGTTGAGCCCTGCGGTCAACCCAGACGCCCTGAACCATCCGCCGGTCTTGCGCCGGTTGTTATCGACGAGCGCCCACGCGCTTTTGCTGTCCGATGACGGGGATATGTGCACATTAGGATACATTCTAGAGTAGTAGTCCGATTTTACCAAGTTACGGGCGTCATCGCTGAAGCCCTCGGCAACGTCTTTGTTGTAGGATGCGAGGATAACTTCCTTGCTCGGAAACTCGCCCAAGAAGTGCGGCCCAAGAAACCGTGAGACGATATCGGATTTGCCGGAACGATGATGTACTGCGATAAGGAGGAAGGTTGATTGCCCCGCGCGGAACTTGTCGAACGCGAGATCGATCGCGTCGCAGATGCGACGCGTGTGAAAACCCTCGATGAAAGGTTCGTCGGTTTTGAGCCAGCAGCGTTTGATAAACTCAAGGTGCATCGCTCGCGCGTTGGACATGCGGAGTTTGGAGATCAGACGCTCGCCGTCATCGAGGTGCTCAGCGCACTCTGTATCCATTTGCATACGTCAGATATACCGCATGAGCGCAGATAAAAAAAGCCCCTCCGGGGAGCCTGGACCGGAGGGGCGCGCCTCATGCCCGAAGCGCTATGCGAAAAGGAGGTACCGAGCGTCGCAGCTCGATACCTCATATATACCGCATGACAAGCACGGCGTCAAGCGAGATCGCCCAGAACCTCGGCCGCCACTGATCCCACACGATCGCCGATACGCATGACTACGAGGAGAAATCCTCCTGTATTATTTTTCATACATGCTAAACCATAACCATGTGTATAATAAATTATACATCTTAAACTGTATGATAAATAATACATACTCAATCAAAAGGAATAAACCCGCGTGGCAGTGAAGATTTATCTCCTCCCATTTTTGCAGGGGGGGGGCGAACAGCTCCGATAATGGTATATTTTTTGGCGACATCCTCAATGGTTAGACAGGCAACATCTCCTGGCAACCAACTGTTGCCTAGATCATCCATCCACATGACTCCCCACCCGCGGCCATCTAGGGCCTGTACATAATAATATCCGCTTTTCATCATAAACCTCCATGTATCTAAAATCATACATACTTAACTACATCCGCCATGTATATACACCATCTATCATCCATACTACACAAGTGCCCACTATGTATCTAGGCGATAATATAGATACCACCACTACATATAGTGGCGTTGCAATATCCCGCAACGTTAGACGATACCGGACAAACATTATAACTCTATATAATATATGTAATTAAACACGACGCGATTATATTGGATTTAAGGTACCACAATTTTCGTGCCATGCGTTTATATGGACACGTGCCCGCAAACGCAATGGCGGGCGTTTATGACGCTATCAATATATGTCAGTGTTTATCAACGTTTGCAGTACTTTGCTCTTGTATGTCATCGTCTGGCAATATCTGCACTTCCACGTCAGTCGCGGGGCCTTTTGGTATCACCGAGGCCTGTCGCGCGCGTATGGCGTCGCGCTTTTTAAGCGCATCCTCAAGCTCTTCCCGAAGCGCCTCGTCAGTCATCCCGGCAAGATCATGATCAGGCGCTTTCATGTCGATAAAAAGTTTTGTGCCTTCCGTGGCTTTGCGCATCTCTGTGAGCATCGCCCGCGCGGTGGCGTCCGACCTGGTAATCATTTTGGTCATCACTCGGTTGACAAGTTGACGCCCAGTGAGTTTTTGTTCCTTTTTATCGAGCGTTACCTTATGTTCCGTAATTAACCATTCTGCATAGATTTGCGACATCGCAATTTTCTTGCGGCGCGACTCAATTGATTTTTTGGCCCCCTCGATACCTATTTTGCGTGCCTCCTCCGTGGTGAGACGCCGCAAATTGCCGCCATTTGAGAGTATAATTTTGCCGTTACCATCCTCTGCCATATTTGTCATAATGGCACTATCCGAGCCCTAAAGACAAGCCCCCAAGCGGCAAGCCTCCCTATATGCGGTTCTGAGTATTCTGATATTTATTCATTCTATTATGTATATTTACTACATTATTATAATTCATTACATTAAAAGTAATTAAAAACATATTAAATATTACGACTCCTTAATATAGTGAGAATATCTATACCCTATATAGACTTCTTGACTGGTGATATTTCAATAATTTCGGGTGACGAAAACGGCCAAAAAGGATATAACCTATATTTTTTTTATTATTATTAACTTCCAAAAAATTTTCTCTGGCCATTTTTTCTCATTTTGGGAACTTTACCTTTTAATGTTTTACTATCTATATATATATTATATTTATTTATAATATAATAATATAATATAATAATATAAAAAGAT